TTGCGCTGGCCCGCTGCCAGCCGTAGATCCGAGCGTCAACAGAAAAACGCGCAGATCCGTTCCTGAGGCGTGGGATGGCAATGGCCATCGCTTCCTCGGGACCGTCAACCTGAACCGTTCCGATCAAGGCAGCAGAGCCGTCATCGGCGCGGCCCAGGTCCATCGATGTGATCGCTCCCCAGCAGGAGGCTGAAGAACGCTGGTGGTCGATGTCGGTCGGCAGCGGGCGCATAGGCCAGCGGATCGCCGCTCGCTCATGCACCAGCTGCACGCCATCGCCTACATCCGCATCGGTTGAGATGATCACCGTTGCGGTTCTGGTCTCTTCGTTCCATGAGGATGGAGAGATCAGCGCCATCCTCTTACAGGCTCGGGAGCCTGTTTCCAATGGCATCGCGGCAGGAATGGTCTCGGGCATGGCTTTATGCTACCGATGGCGGGAGAGTGGCCCCCGGCTCCGGGACGCCAGATCCTGCGGGGCGGGCCTGGGTGACGCCAGCATCAGAAACCAGCCTGGCATCAACGGATAGAGCCAGGCCTTTCTCGCGGGCGCTGGCTAGGTCTTTAGCGAGCTCCTCCAGCACCTGGGCAGGCACATAGCCCAGCGAGCGCTGGACCTCAGATAGGCTGGTCAGGCCGCCCCGGATCGCCGCCACCAGGGCCGGGATCTCCTCGGCCGGGTTGATCATCTCCCTGCGAGGAGGCGTCCAAAGCATCCGGCCGTTGACCCTGTTGGCCATGCCTGCCTGAACCACAGCAACAGCGAACCACTGCGAAACGGGGTTCAAAAACTGCGGGATTGAAATGTTCCATCGCCAGTGGCTCACGTTCCGGTGAAACTCCAGCCACCCCATCCGGCCGCTTGAGAAGTTCACCTCAGAGAGGATCCCGGTGAGCGCTTCAAATGTGATCCCATAGCCGGCCGCCACGGAATGCAAGTGATGGCGCTGCATCTCAATGAAGTTCCCCGCGCTCGGCGGGGTGCTAAACCTGATCTCCTTCCCTGGAGGTAGCACCTCAATGGCGCCAGGTTCCAACTTTTCAAATAGGGTCGGGATTGAAGCGTCCGGGCTTTCGGGATCAACTGGCGCATCGTCCGGGTTGGAGTCAGTGACAAATGCGGTGAAGCACGCCGCCACCTTGTCGAGCGTCAGGCGGGCTTGCGCATGGTCCCCGATGTCGCGCAGCGTCAGCAGCGAGGATGCGCCCCATGGAACACCGGTTGCCTGCCCAGGCCGGCGCACGTCGTAAACGTGGCAGATTTCCGAGGCCTCGATCAGATCAGAGCCCAGCTGCGACTGGCGCCAGTCGCTCTCGCCGGGATGATTCTTCCTGATCCAGTAACCAGTCAATCTGCCTTCATCGTCGTATTGCTTGCCAAATACGATTGAGGATCCGTTGTCTTTCGACATGTCGAGCCAATCCGGCTCTAGTACTTGCAGCGTCAACGGTGGCAAACCCTGCAAGATCAGCCGCTCATCAATCCGTCGTCTAACCAGGCAGCTGCCACGAACTGCAATGGTGCGAGCTAACAGCGCCTGCAGGCCGTAGAAGTTTAGTTTGCCGTAAAAGTCACAAGCCGTAGAATCGGCCCAATCATTCCATAGCTGCGAATACTTTTTGTTTTTATTGACTGGTTCTCCTACAATTCCTTCGCCAATCCAGTTGTTTACAATGACGGCAATAGCCTTGCCTGCCCATGTGTCGGAGTCCACCTGATCCTGATGCCTTGAGACAATCCGCTGCAGCACTTGCCGCAGATCGGCGTTAGGGCCTCGGCTGCGTTCGTGCCAGCCATCTGTGCGGCGGGATTGCTTGCCAGCTTCGTAGGCGCGCAGGTTGGCTTTATATAGCTCAGACTGTAAAACCGTGACTTGCTTTTCAAGCGTTGCGCGATTTCCTGTGCCAAACTTCTCGCGTTTTCCCATCGCCTAGGCTCTCTGAAAGGTCTGGTAAATGCGGCGGACTGGCCTGGCTTGCCCTGCTTCAACTTCGGCGGCCATCTTTCTTTCGGTCTCCAGCATCTCTGCCAGGCTGCGGTAGGTCAGTTCTCGCCCATCCGAAAACCGGACCTTGAGCACGCCTTCGGCGATCGCCGAACGCAGCTCCGCTAGTTGCTCTGCTGTGTAGCTCATGCCTGCAGTCTACCTACCAGTAGTTGCTAGTCCGACGCTTGGGTGGCCGCTGTGGCTTGGGAGTCTGAGCCTGTGCCTGTGCCAGCTGCGCCTCAAGCTGGTCCCACATGGTGCCCTTGGCATAGCCCCGCTTGGTTAGCTCCAACATCGCGAGGCAGTAGACCTCCATATCGAGCGGCTCGTTGCGGGCCTTTGATGGGTTCTTCCATTCATCTATTGCAAATCCTTTGGAATCAAATCTAGTTATCAGTTTTTCACACGTAAGGCCCTTGAGATATTCATCGCCGTACGTGGTCGCGTTCTGGCCGAAGTGCATAAAGCCCGGCCCCGGCTGCTCGATGCCCAGCCTGGCATACACGGTCCGCTTTAGCGTGTGAACGCCAACCATGTAAAGTGTGACGCCTTTCTTTATTACTCGACCGTTTTTGCTTACGTCTTGCTTTGTGCCTTTGCCTAGCGCCGGTGATGCTTTATCGTTGCTTCCTTTGATTGCCACAACTCCCTCCTTGACCCTTTCACGGCAGTAGTCGTAAGCCTCATGCGTGAACGATCCTCCTGTGTCAACGGCAGTTCGGCGAACCGCCATGCTGCCGCCGCCTTCGCGGGTAAATTCAGTCTTGCGGATTGCGTCGATCTGCCGCCATACCTCTTCTTGTGCCGGGTTTCCATATACTCTTTCATGCCAAATTAACCAGCTCTCCTCCCCCTTGCCGTACCCCTTTACCTGAATCTCAAGCCAGGTATTCTGAACATCGACCGCCGCCAGCAGCAGCAGCACGCCATCAGGGCAGAACCCTGTCGGGTATGGATTCAGCGCTGCCCGCTCCATCAGTCCATCGGCGCTCACCTTGGCGATGGCCTGGTCTTCCCAGGCCTCGGCGGCTCGTTTGTTGACCCAGCCCTTGAGCAACATCGTGTCGTCCTTGGCCCGCAAGAACTCGTCGCGGATCTTCTCCCAGCTCAGCCAGCCATAGGGGGCGTACCAGCCGGGGAGGTGAAACCCAGCCGTCTCCCCGTCTCCCTTCGCGTTGGCCCCCCACCGGCCGCCGGTCAGCATGGCGACCTTGTGGTGCTGGGCCAGCCGCTCACCGCAGGCCGGGCACTGGCACCACACCTCGCCATCCGGCCGATCCCACACCATGTGTTCCCGCCAGCGAAGCACCTCACGCGACCCGCAGCAGGGCAGGAATGCCGCGTAACGGCGCTGGTCGCTCCTGGTCTCGAACTCCCACGTAATCCGACACGCCCCCCGGGTGCCCGGGGTAGATGTGATCAGCGTCTTTCGGTCTGGGAAGTTGGTCTGTCTCGCCTCAGCGTTCTCGATCGGGTCGCCCTTGTCGTCAATCTCAAGCGGCAGACTCGACGCCTCATCGACCCAGAGGTTCTGCGCCGGCATCCCCTGGGCGGCGCTGCCGCTGTTGCCGCCGATGATCGACAGCAGCATGTCCCCCTCAAACTCCTTGAGAAACATCGCGTTGGCTGCGTCCCGGCTCTTGGTGCTGATTTGCTTTGCCCGCACCGCCGGGGTGTCCTTGAACAAGGGATCAAGGCGCTGCCGCACCTGTCGCTTGGCGAATGCCTCGGTAGGGAACAGGATCAGGAACGGCGCGGGGTCCATGGCGATCGTCCGCCCCAACCAGTTGAGCCCGCACTCAGTCTTGGCTCCTGACTGGCTGCCGAAGATCAGGATCACGCGCCTGATCTTCTTCTCCCGAGGGCTCAGGAGGTCCATCGGCTCTTTCAGGAATGGCACGCGATCGGTGCGCCACTGGCCTGGCTCTGAACTGCTGCGGCGGGTGAGCTGCCGCTCAGCATCGGCCCACTCGCTCACAGTCAGATTCAGCGGCGGCTGAATGGCCTCGATGAAGGCATCCTCATAGGCCTGTGCGGCATCAGGCATCCTTGAGGCCCTTCAGTGCTCCCTCGATCTCTTGCTCAAGCAGGGCGCGCACATCCTCGGGATCACTCATCGCCGCCAGCCTGGCCGCGTTGCGGCTTGGGATGATCAGCAGCAAGTCGCGCACCTGTCGCGCCAGCTTGGCGGCCCTGGTCCGCACCTCGCTCAGACTGCCAACCTCCTTTCTTTCCATCAGTGCGGCAAGCCTTGCGCGTTCTGCGTTGTAGTGCTCCTTTCTTTTGATGCTGACATCTATAGAAGGGATTTCATCTTCTGGCAGCTCCTGAATAAAAGCCTGCAGATCCTTGTTGCTTGGGATGGCGCCCGGCGGCGAGACGCCTGCAGCAGGCGCAGTAAGTGCGGCAGGCGCCACAGGGCCTTTGCCCTTGTGGCTGTTGCGGACCTTCGCGGCATCCCATAAACGGTCGGCCACGTCGGAATCGATCAGCACCTTGCCGTCCCGCTCCACAAGCGCTGGCTTGATGCGGACCTTCTTCGCGTCCTGAACCGTCGGGGCACTGCAGCCTCTGTGCCTGGCGTAGTCCGCCTGGTTCATCAACGGCATGGCATCGCCTCACCCCTTAGCCTCACCCTTAGGCTAAGCACTAACCTAATGCTAGGCGGGGACAGGCTGGGGTAGGGGTTTGTATAGCTTTAGGGCGATCAGATAAGGCTAGCCTTGCCTCACTCGCTAGGAAAAATCTGGGATCGCTAGGACCGGCACTTAGTTTTTTGGGCCAAAGGACCCTGCGACCGGGGGCCACCCTTACCGCCCGCCATACCCCCGGGCGATGTCGCCGAGCTTCTTCTCGAACCCTTTCCTGAACTCGTCGTTGATCAGTCGCGCTGCGTCGTTCTGCAGCCGCTGAGAGTGGCGCCCTTCACCCAGGAAGATCGAGCCGATCGAGGGGCCATAGACCGCGTGCAGTTTGCCCTGGCTGTCCTTGCGGAACACCACCTGATTGCCGCCGTTGCCGAGGGCAACGAACGCGCCACGGTAAGCCCTGCGCCCCTCGGCCCTGAGGATCGTGGCGGTGAGCGGTCGGCCTGGCTTGGCTGGCTTGCCCCATCCCCTGCCGCGGCCTAGGCCAGGCTGGCCACTGCCTCTGGTGCCGGGCTTCATGCCGAACTGCGTGAGGGTTGGAGGGCGACGGCGAGAAAAGCTGATCGTTGCCGATAGGCCATCAGGCGCGATGTATGCCCTGCTGATGTCTCGCTTGATCCGTGCCGCTTTCAGGTTGTAGGCCTCGCCGATGCCCTTGGCTACCTGCGTTTTGATTGCACCTGTGGCCTTGGCGATCCCTGCCCGGTTCGCCTTGGCGAAGGTCTTTGGGTCGGTGAACTGCAGCATCTTCTGCAGCTGGCTCAGCCCCTCGATCTTCAGCGTGATCCCCGCCATCAACCAATCCCCAATCCATGCCCCTAGTCTGCCGAGCCCTCAAGGCTTGGCGAATCGCTGCCGCCCATAGGCAGCGATCAGCGCAGCCTCGGCTACACCGTCGTCCTTCTTCCTGCTCCACAGGTGGGAGAAGGCTGGAAAGGTGCGGGTGGCGATTGCGATAGCCGCGGCCTTGTCCGCCGGGACGCTCATTGCCTTTTTCCACACCGCGGGGCGGACAATGGAGAAGGGGAGCATTCTGCCCACCAGAAATCCGCGCAGATCGCCATAGTTTTGCCCGGTGCGGAATGACGATGCCACGCCCTGCCGCGGCATGGATTGCTGCTGCTCGATCCACGCGTGGCTTGGGTCCCATGCGGCGAGAGTGGCACGCACCGCTGCGAGATCGATCTCGCCTTTGCCGTTGAGGGTGAGCACCGGCATAGGGATGGCGGCCAACTCATCGCCGCAAAGCAGCGCAAGCCCGCCGTTCAGGCCTGGGTCAATGCCGAGAATGCGAGGGTTCTCCATGCGCTCAGGATGGCGAGGCTGAGGGTAGATCGCCAGGGCCGATCCGGCGCTCGCACTCGAAGGCGATGATGACCGGCGGGTCGATCCAGCCCCAGTAGCCCGTAGCGGTGCGGCGCAGGCAGTCTTCGCAGCCCTCGCGCCAGTGCTGCTCGCCATCTTCAAAGCTGCCAACCCCAATGCAGCGGGCAACATCCGCGGGAGGTTCGCTCACACCACCGGCCCCAATCGCTTGATCACCCAGTGCGCGCCAGGGCCTGTGCGCCTGGTGGCGTCGAGCAACTGATAGGCTCGCAAGGCGGCCATGCGGCGGGAGACCCATGGTTGGGTGCAGATCCATCGGTCCTGAAGCTCGCGAGCGGTCACCTCGGAGCCTGGGCCAGGGTCGGCGGGGGCGGCGGGGGGCTGTGGAGGTTGTCGGCGATAGCCTCCAACCCAACAATCTGAGCATCAAAGCCGTAATGCTCACATGCCTGCTTCGTCGCCTCCCGCAGAAATGCGGCCTGGCCTTTGCGGTTTGATTCGGTCCAATCCTTTTTGTAGCCTTCGTGCCATGGAAAGGCGACCTTATAGGCGGCAACAAGGCATTCCTTTGTTTCCGGCGTCAGCTCCGGGAACTCAACGTGGTTGCTCATGGCTCTGTCCCCTGCAACAGGAAAGCCGTGGCGTCCTGCAGCGACAAGGGCCGCCTTGCCAGCTGCTCAAGCGCAATCAGCTCGGCGGCCAGGCTTTGCTGAATGGCGATGACCATGGGCCTAATCCAGCTGCCGGGGCCGCCTTCAATCTCGTCGGCCTCCAAGATTGCGATAGTGGCCGTGGACACTAGGCGATCGGTGAGGGTGTCCTGGGTGGTGTCGTGGGTGCTCATGATTCTTCAGTCCAATCGGCGAGAGAGCACGGACGGGAATCTGTAGGAATGCCGGAGCAGTCGCCCGACAGGCCGGAGCAGTTGCCCGACAGGCCGGAGCAGTTGCCCCGCAGGCCGGAGCAGTTGCCCGACAGGCCGGAGCAGTTGCCCCACAGGTCGGAGCAGTCGCCCGACAGGCCGGAGCAGTTGCCCGACAGGCCGGAGCAGTTGCCCCACAGGTCGGAGCAGTTGCCCCACAGGCCGGAGCAGTTGCCCCACAGGCCGGAGCAGTTGCCCGACAGGTCGGAGCAGTCGCCCGACAGGCCGGAGCAGTTGCCCGACAGGCCGGAGCAGTCGCCCGACAGGCCGGAGCAGTTACCTTCCTGCATTGCGCCAGTTTTGTCTACCCAATACAAACCAGGCGATGAAGCACGGCGAAGCGGTTTAGTTGTCATGATCCGGGCCTCTTGATAGTCCAGAAGGGTTTGCCAGTGGTCTTTTTAGCAGTGCCTGCGGCCATTGCGGCTTCCCTGGCTGCCTTAAGTTTCTCCTCCAGCTCTTGCACGTCGGCTGGGTAGACGTAGGCGACTTTCCCGGCTGACCAGGAGATTCCCCAATCGTTGTGCGAGAAGCTGGCCCGATCGATCTCGCCGGCATCGGCCAGCTCGTCGAGGCGGTCGAGGGCTTTGGCGTCGGCGGCCTCTAGGGCAGCCTTGGCTGTGCGCAACTGGATCAGGTGGTCGAGCACTTGATCGGCGGTCGCGGCGCGGAGGTCGGCCAACAGAGCCTGAGCGAGATCAGCCATGAGAAACGATCACCGCGAAGAAAGCGCAGAAAGCCAGCCACAGGGCCATATCACCAATGCGTTGGCCGGTGTTGAGGTGGGGGGAAGTCATGTAGGCGTCGGTGGGTGAGTTGGATTGGCGCCTCGCCTTGCTATCGGGAAAGGCGCCAGGGTTTAGGGATTGGCCGGGTTGCGCCCCGGTGAGCTGTGGTCAGAGCATGGCGGGCCTCCGGGTAAGGGGGCTCAAGCCTCTGAGCCTGCCGGGATCTTAGGGGATCAGGCTGCCGATCCGGTGGCGGCTGTGATCAAACAAAACCAGGCTCAGCAGCCCGAGCGCGGTAGGTCGCCCAGGCCCCAGCCCATGCCAAGCGCATCTCCTCGACGCCGTAGAGGGGGCTGAAGGTGGCCTGGCCAGGGCGGGCCCAGATGGTCTGCCCGTAGTCGTACCAGTTGCGAGCCGGGCCGTGGTTCTCAAGGCTGTGGTAGCCCCCCAGCTGGGCGGCTGTGGAGTAGGTGGCGGGCTTGGACACCTTCAGCTCTGCAGCGTCGCCAGCGGCCAGCAAAAGGGCCGGCGCAGGCATCAGGGGGTCCCAGGTGGATGAACGGGTGGCGCGGATCTCCACGTGGCCTCCTGAGAGGCGTGCGGCGGCTGTGTCTGCTGGCACCTCGGCGAGCTCCGACCAATCCCTGGCCCCAGCGCGGCGCCACTTGGCCACGGCCGCCCCCAGCGACTTGAGGTCAGCCAGCACCCGGGCGGGGCCGGTGACCCATTGCGGGCGGAGCGGTGATGGGGGCATGACTGGATCCAGGAAGGCCACATCGAAGGTGCCGGCCACCTTGCGGCGCAGGCAGCAGGTTGGGCGCTCGCTGGCGATCACCTGCACCTGGCTCCAGCGGTCGTGGGTGACCAGGGGGGCGATCCAGTGGACGTAATCGCCCTGCATGAGCTCCACCATCTCGGTGGCTTCATCGGCCAGGCCGCCAGGCCACGGGCCGCTGTGCTCCAGCAGCAGATGCAACTCCAGTGCCCTGTGACAGCTGTTGCCCCTGGGCTCCCAGGTGGCGCGGGTGGCCTCGATGCGATCCATGGCGTAATCCGATTTGAGCACCGAAAGCACGCCTGTGACCGAGACCGGGAACGACACATCCCCGAGCCAGTACCAGTGCCCGGGGTCGCGCCGGTGCAGGCCGGGGATCGGGGGGAGCCAGGTGGTGGGGGTGGTCATGGGTTTGGGATTGGGAGGGGGAGCGGCTTGTGGTGGCTCAAAGTTGTGAGGCTGACCAACGTTGAGATCAACTGCGCTGGTGCGGATTTGGGCTGAGTGTTGGCTTGTTGGCTCTGTTGGTCGTTTTCGCGTGAGTGTGCCTTCCTGTTACAGAAAAAAGAGAGAGAAAAAAAGAGAGACAGAAAAAGACCAACAAACCAACATACATACATATATATACGTATATCCCTTATAGGGACTACGTTTTCCCGTGTTGGCTCGCGACCAACAATCGACCACCACAGCCACCATTCCGCGGGCGGTCACGGCAGCACCCCCGTAGCCCGGTAGGACCACGCCCCGCGAGGCGTGCGCTCAACGGCGCCCATCCCCATGCCGGCCAGGGCCTCGACCGCCGCGCCGGCCGCTGCGGAGTCAACCTCCTTGCGTTGCCCCTTGCTGAGCCGGTGCGCCACGTCGCGCCAGGCGATGGCCTCGCCGCTCGCTTGTGCGATCCGATGAACCAGTCGCATCAGGTCGGAGGCCTCGCCGCCGGTGGCGGCTTCATGGATCCCCAGGGCCCAGGTGTTGAGGTGATCCACCAGCAGGATTCCACGCTCGATTGCCCCAGTGCTGATCGGAGTGGAGACCTTGACCCCGAGCTCCCAGCACCAGAGCAGGTGGAGCAGGGCCGCCACGCGCAACACCTTCCCGGGGGCCTTGCCCATCAGCGCCCCCTCGGCCGGCAGGGTGGCGCCGAGGGCCTCGCCCTGGCAGTGGGCCTCGTAATCCATGAAGGCCTCGCGGGCGCCGCCGTCAAGGACAAGGCTGGCCCGCGGCAGCCGGTAAGCGTGATCACAGGCCCGGGCCAGCAGTGCGCCGGCCGCCTCGCTGGCGTCGGCCTCCTCGTCGGACTCCTCGCTGGCCAGCCTCACCACCACTTCCGGCAGGGGGATGAACAAATACCGAGCCCAGAGGCCCGAGGCGTCGCCATCGGCCACCAGCGCCTGCAGGACCGCCGGCTGGATGGTGCCCCAGATCGAGAGGTGGCACCGGCTGTAGGAACGTCCGCCATTGACGGCAGCAACCCGCAGAGACCGGAAGCCCGACCCGTCGTAGGCCTCCAGCAACTGCTCAGAGTCAGAACCCCGGCCGCTGCGGTACTGGTTCAGGTTCCCGAACAGGCCGGCGAGCTCGTCGCGGTGCAGGAGCAGGCCCAGGCCTCGATCCTCCTGAACCTGCAGCTGCTGCGCCAGGGCCTCGGCGGTGGCGTCGCTGATCGACAGGTAGGGCGCCTTTGGAGGGTCGGGCCTCTCTGAAGGCTTGACCCCTTTGTTCTGCTCGGTCCACTCCTCCATCGCGCGGCTGTGGGCCCGGGCCAGATCGGCGCGGATCGCCTCGGTGGGCTTACTGACCAGCAGCCGGGACAGTGGCGACTTCTTTGCACCAGAACGCGCCACCAGGGCGCCATAGAGGTTGAGGGGCACACGGTAGTCGGCGGCCCGGCTCGCGATCACCTCGGTGCCCAGCTTGACCACGCCGGAGACGCAGACCAGGAACGCCATGGTGCGGGCCACGTCGTCAGCCGGGAGGTATCGGGTGCGCGTTGTCAGCGCCGCGGCCAGGCCAGCCGGCAGGAGCTGGCTGATGCTGATGGTGTCGTTGACGCCGGAGCGAGCGATCGCCCGGGCCAGTCGCTCGGCCTCCTGCTCCACCTGCAGGCCGGATTCGGCCTCACGCTGAATCGCCAGCAGCAGGCTCTGAAGCGTGGCGGCTGGGATGTCGCTGGCGGTGGCCAGCCGGATCCGCTCGGTCTCCAGGTCCTGGCGTGATGCACCGGCCTCGACGGCATAGCGCAACCGCTCGCGCACCTCATCGAGGGTGAGCATTGGCGCCCGGGTGGCTGCCTGCTGCTGCCCCTGGGGTTGCTCATCGGCCGGCGGCGCCTGCTGGCCCTGCTGGGCGCCGCCTGAGGGCTTTCCCCGCAGATCGTGGCGCCTGATGTCAATGCCCCACTGATCGCGCAGGTAGGGCCACGTTGAGCCGGGGGCGATGCCGCTAGGTGCGGTGACGAAGTAGCTCTCAAGATCGGTGATCTGCGCCGCGCAGGTCTGGCTGAGAAGATCGATTGCCTCTTGCTTGCCCAGGTCCACCAGCAGGCGCCGCGCCAGCCCGAGCAGGAGCGGGTACTGCCCCTGCTTCGGCGCAAAGGGCGGCACCTGGAGCAGGGCCTCCTTCAGTGCCCCCGGCGGACGCTCCGGCAGGTCGCCGGCATCCCAAAGCGGAATCCCGGCGAACGGGTTGGCGCCATCGTCGGTGTGTGACTGCGGCTCCGCTGCTGGTTGCGCCGGGAGCCAGGCTTCCACCTCCTCGACGGAATAGCGGCGGTCGCTGCTGCTGTGGATCTTGGACTGGCCTGAGGCCTTGCCATCGGGGCCGATGTAGAAGGCGCCGGGCAGGCGCATCACGCGGCTAGCGTTTTTGTTCACCGGATCGGCGCCGGTGGCCGCGATCAGAGCCAGCTGAATCGGTCGCCAGCGTTCAACGGCGATCGGCTCGCTGAGCACCCAGTACAGGTGCGCGCTCTTGCCGCCGGTGGCGACGATGATCGACGGTTCGCCAAGGCCGAACTCTCGCCAGGCCTCCAGCTGCCAGGCGAGCGGCTTGGTGTCCCACTCGACCCAGAAAGCCCGGCAGGAGGTGATGTCGCTGTCAACGTCGCCGCCGTCGTTGATCACCAGGTAGACGCCGCGCCCCTCACGCTGCCAGCGGCTGGCTTTGTTGAGGTCGTAGGCCCCCTTTCTGGCGCTGATGCCGTTCGGGTTGGTCTTCTCGTCGTAGCGGTTGGGATTAAGGCGATGGGGAAAGGCGCGCAGCCTGGCTGCCGCTGGGTCTTTGCCCAGAAGCGACAGAAACTGATCAGCCTGGCCCCGGTCGATCGGGGGAATGGTCACAGGATGGCTAGCTGGGTTGGCGTAGTGGTTCGGGATCGGGAGTCTGAGCCTGGGCGGTCACGGTCAGCGCGGGCCACGCTGGCGATGCCCTGGGCGGTGGCTTTCCGGGCGCGATCGGCGCGCTTCTTCTGGGCCCAGTGCCGCCGGTTTGTGGCGAGCTGCTCAGGCGTGGGCCAGTTGTCGGCGACGTAGGCCTCGACCTCTGGCGTCCACCAGTTGTCCATGGCTTCGCGGTGCCGGGCCTCCAGCCACTGCGCCCCGGTCAGCCGGCCCCACTTGGTCTGGAGGGTGGGCTCAGGGCTTGGCATTGGGCTTCTGCTGCTCGGCTGCCATGGCCTGCTCCAGGGCCAGCTGAACCACGGTCGTGAGGGGCAGGCCTCGCTCCTTGGAGTGGCGTTCTACCCACTGCCGCTGCTCAACGGTGGGCCAGATGGTGAGACGGGATCTCGGCATGCCTGGGGTTGGAGTTCTGAGTCAGCTTAGGCGGATAGTTGCGGTTTCGCATCAAGCTGTGTAGTCTGAGCCGGTCAGCGCCCCAGCCACTTGGGGCCGGCCGCTGCAGCCGCAGCTCAAGCGCGGCGCAACCCGCTTCTGCACCCCGCTCTTCGTGCCATGTCAACGCCACAAGTTCTTGCCATCACACTGCAACTTCACCGCTTAATGGTTCAGCTTGGATCTGTAATCCAAGCTTTTGATAATCTGGCCCCTACTGATCTGGCCGAGCGGGTGAGCATAGACCCTGCACTTCAGCTAGAAGTGGTCCACGCTGCGCCTTCTGCTGCTAAAAAACTTTGTGCGCCAGTTGGCGCAGACCACACCAGCGCAATGGCGTGGCGCAGCCATCTTTGGGCCCTGCGAGGCGAACTAAAAACGCATTTTGGCGAAAGAGAATTTCGCCTTAAGGAGTTATGTTCTTTTTTGGAATGCCGCGTTGACTTACTGCCTCACGACACCGACACTTACATGAGCAAAAACAGGAAAGTCGTTGTCTGGCATCAGACGGTTCACGGGGCGATCTCCTGTCGCGCTCATGTCTGGGGCAGCCGTGGCGTTGCAATTAGCTACGCCGGCACTCGCGACCGCTGGCGTGTTGTCGGCTAGCCCCCCTGGGCCTGCCCCGCCTCACGGCAGCGCTGTAAGCCCCATGGCCACCACCCGCCCTGCACCCCCCCTGATCATGTTTGCTCTCATCGAAACCAAAGGCGCCTCCCACATCGCTATCAACATTCCGCACGAAGGCGCAGACAAAACAATCCCTGCGCTTGTTGGGATGCTTGAAAACAACGCAGTCTTCATTGTCAAAGGCTACGGCATGCTCGAAACCCGCGTGCCCGAGATGTCGATCCAGCTGGGCGACAAGATTTTGCTTGAAAACTCCGAAACCGAGATGGCGATTTGTATTCCAGGCAGCGCCTGGGTCCTAGATGATTCGTTTGTGAACGAGGCGCCCGAAGTCAAGGTCTCCAGCCAAAAGGCGATCAAAAGGAAGGACGACGAGATTGCTCGGTTGCGGACCGAACTGGCGCACACAAAGCAGCAGCTCACGGATCTGCAAGAACGGATCAACGCGGCTGCTGAGTCTGAATCCTGCATCGGCCAGCTCTAACCCCCAGGGCATGGCCGGCTTGGACCGCCGACTATCACCCTCCAGGGCGACGCCATCCACTGCCCGGCCCAGGCGGTGGGATCAAGTAGCCGAGTGTAAGCGGCTGCCGATGGCCTCTCACCTGAATTTGGACCCGTCGAGGTCAATCGCTGGCGCCAAGGGTGCGATGCCCTATATGGAGCGATTGCAAAGGGTGTGCCTGTAAGCCCCTGCATTTTTCCACATCCCATACCCCACCACCTCAGATGCCTGAATCACCACCACTCAATCTGCGCGGCGCCGATCTGGGCGGCGCCAATCTGCGCGGCGCCAATCTGCGCGGCGCCAATCTGGGCGGCGCCAATCTGCGCGGCGCCAATCTGCGCGGGTGTACTGGTATCGCCATCGCAGCCGATGCTCCTCAACGCATCAAGGCCGCCGCGGCTGCCGCGCTTCAAGACGGCGCGCTGGAGATGGGCGCCTGGCACAGCTGCGACACCAAACACTGCCTAGGTGGCTGGCTGATCCACCAAGCCGGGGAGGTTGGCAGGTTGCTTGAGGTGGCAGTCGGCTCGGGCGTCGCCGGCCTAATGCTCGGCGGCCTCGAAGCTCACAGCCATTTTTACGACAGCAACGAAGCCGCTTCCGAGTGGCTGCGTTCGGTGCTGGCGCAGCCTGAGGTAAAGCCGTGATTGAACCGCTATCCCCCCAGGCCAAGGCCTGGGTACGTCAATCTGCCGCCGCTGGCGTCGTCACGTCTCAAGTGCTGGAGCACCTGCTGGAGCGGGTGGAGGCGCTGGAGGCTGCGCAGCAGCAGCCGCATCAGGACAAGCTCGACCGGCTGATTGAGCTGGATCGCGACGACGACGCCCCCACCCCCGAGACTGCCACCGTGGCCACGGATGAGGAGCTTTGGAGCCTCTGGGCCGATCGCCCATTTAAACCGCTTTCGGGGGTTGCCTCCCTCCGCGCCATTTACAACCTCGGCCGCCAGCACGGCGCAGGCCCGGTGGCCACGCTGAGCGATGCGCTGATCAGCGCGGAAGCTGCCCTATCGGACATTGCCGAGGGGGAAGAAACCAACGCAGCCCCGAACACATATGAGTGGGCCGAGCAGCGATGCGCAGAGGCCCTGGCGATCATCCGCCCGGCGATGCAGCAGCACGGGATCCGCACATCGGAACACCTCTCACCCGCCCAGCCCCCAGCCCCTCAGCCCGCCCCGCCTGCCGGGGGGTTGGTGGAGAGGGTGGCGGCTGCAATGCACCCCTACTACCCAAGAGCCTTTCGAGGTGAGGCCCACGCCGCGATCCGCGAGGTAGCGGCGTGGCTTGATCTTGTCGGATACAAAGGCAGCGCCGATGAGCTTCGCCGGGAGGCTGACCGATGACCCACGCCCCTGCCGACTGCGCCGCTAATGGCGGTCCAACAATCAGCCGCGTTACCGGTTGCATCAACGACGAAATGCGTGAGTGCATTGTTTGCCGTAATTCATGTCTTTGGAGCATGACTGAGCATTCGTTTTTTGGGTTCAGGTTGCTCTGCCCACACGCAGAGCAACTGGGACAGGAGGCCGACCAATGAACGCCCGAACACTGCAAGCCGCCATAACCGAAGCTGAGCGCTTCCTGGATCTGGCCAGAGAGCTTCAGCCCAAACGCGCCAACGGCTATTACAACGGCAGCAAAGTTTCAGGCGCCACCCGCCGCGCATCCATGGACTTGACCCGTGCCCTTGCTGATCTCAGGAGGCCGACATGATTAAAATCAGCTGCCACGGCGGCCGGATTGGCCGGTTCTGGTGGGAGAACTCCGATCGCGGCGGGTTTTTCCAGCGGTCCGGCGAGAGCTGCACCAGCTTTCGCCCAGGCCGCTGCGGTTGGGATGAAACCTGGCCAGAGCAGCACAGTTGGCCCGTGAGCCCATGGGGGAAGGGTGACGCTGCTGATGATTACTGGCGAGACTTTGCGGCCTTTGAGCCGTGGCTTGATCGTCAAATAGAAACCCGCAAGCTAGAACTAGATCTAAACATTACAGAGAAAATTGAGCTTTACGCCATGCTCGTTGATATTTTCCATGCTGGCATTGATGCCGGCCGCAACCCGTGGGGCTGGGCTCTGCGGGTTGAACAGCAAGCCACTACCACCACAGAGGCAGCATGAGCACCCCCGCCGACCGCCTGGCCCTGGGGGCCGCTGCCGTCGCCCACGGACTGGCCGCCATCTTCAGGGAGCGCTACGGCAGCAGCGCTCGCGCCGATTGGCTTGACGGGGTGGGATGCCACGCGCCGGGGGCCCGGCAAACCGTGCAGGAGGGGCGGTAATGGGCGATCTCGTGTTTGGCCTTGTCGCTGGCTCTGGCTTGACCTGGGCCTTCCTGTCCCTTCGCCGCGACGGCCACTGGCGCGAGTTTGACGCCCGCCGCCGTGGCAGCAAGCCAGCGCCGCCATGCGGAGGCGGTGAGATCACGCTGGCTCAATGGGAGGCCGCGCGCACTCCCTTCATCGAAGGCAGCGTTCAGCGCGGCAACGGCAACGGCGGCCCCACCACACTCAAGCCGCCGATCAAGCCTCAGCCTCACGGCGGGCGGCAACTCCCCAACCTGTTCCCATGACCGACCCCACGCAACCCCCCGCCCCACCCAGCCGCGCCGCCCTGGCGGCCGTGCTGGCTCAGGCTGCCGAGGGTGAGCCGCTGCTGGCTGATCGACCTGTGCCTGTCGATGACTGGATCACGCAGCGGGCGGACATGGCCAACGGGTGGAAGCTGTGGATCTGGTGGCTGCCCTCTGGTCAACTCGACCGACTGCGGGCCGCGACCGCGCCCGATGGCGCCTACTGGACCTACGGCTGCGATCGCTGGCCCGACTGGAACGCCGGCCCTGACGCCGTGGTGCTCAATCCGCTGGAGCACCTGATCACCCCGGAGCAACGCGAGCGACTGCGGCAGCGCCTGCTGACCTGCAGTTGCTGGCCTAAGCCCGACCCGCTGCCGGTGCCACCGCCGCCAACCCGGGAGCAGCTCGATGCGCTGTGGCCGCTTGAGGAGATGGCGTCGTGAATTGTCCGAAGTGTGAAGGCGCGTCAAAAGTGATCACCACTCGAAACGTGAAGGACCGGCCCGGCGCAAAGTGCCGTTACCGCCACTGCACTAAATGCCGCCATCGTTGGTATTCATTTACCCCGGCTGAAATTGCGCTTCCAGATAGCGCCGTGCATTGGTCATACGACTTAATTGAGGTCTATCACAAAGAGGCTCGATGAGACTAAGAAAACTTGCCGACCGTGAGGCCATGGTTCGCGCCGTGCTGGCCTTTGAGCCGACAGCCTTGGCGGCTGATGCCGCTGCAGAGCTGGGGATCCATCGGAGCACGTTCATCCGCATTCGGACCGGACAGATGTGGCGCGAGGTGCTCCCGGAGCTGGGGCGATTGACGCGAGAGCAGACGGCGCGAACCTGCCCGGCGTGCGTCCACTGGGATCAACCTAAAACTGCAGAGACCAACCCTTGCGGCATTGATATTCCAGAGTGCAAGTCTCAGGGCCCCGGCTGGGCCCGGATCTGCAGCGCTTACATGGTTGCCGGAGGCACAACGGCCCCCGCGCGAGACGAGAAACCCTCCGGCGATGCCACCCTATCAGGCTCAGGCTCATGAGCCCTTCCACCTGGCTCATGAGCCCTGGCACCACCACCGAGGCGATCGATGCTGCCCTGGAGCAGCTGCTGCAGGCCGTCGCTGAGGAGACCGCCGGGCACCGGAGCGCAACACAGCTGCTGGCTGATGCTGAGGCGCGGCTGGCGCAGATGGAGGCCGACTGCGCCGAGGCAATCGAGCAGTGCTGCCGCCTGGCGGAGGATCGCATCGCCGCCGATCGCCAGGCGGCCGAGGAGCGAGGCCAGCTGATCGAGCGAACTTGGGTGCTGGGGCTGATCGGGATGATGCTGGAGGGGCTCCAGGAGAGCGGCGCTGCCGCAGCCTCGCTGCAGAGCCTGCGGCGGATGGTCGAGGAGGGGCCGATAGAGATCGGGGTGCCGGGCTCAGAGTTGGTAGGCTGAGCGAGTGCGTGGGTGCATGAGATCAACCCCGGCCGTCTCTACGGGCCGGGGTTTTTTGTTGGGCTTGGAAATGCGCTTCCGGGAGTCGCACCCGGTGTGCAGCTGGCGCCCGGCATTGCAGACGGGTCGCCTGTGGTTCGGCAATCGATTTGCCAGCTGCACCTATAGCCGCTTACCTGCGCGGCCCACTTCTTAGCCCCTCAGGGAGCGCCAAGCGCATGGCCATCCTAGGGCATGAAAAAGCCCCCCGGTGATCGGGGGCGGTGTAGTAAATGCTCGTCCCCGCGTGTGCGGGGAATTGATGCCAGAAGCCAAGAAGCTACGGGCCATCCCCGCGCTTGCGGGGACAGGTTGAGCTTAACAGGGCTCCATGTAGACCCGAACCATCCCGGTAGCAGCTGACAGCTCACAGCCGGAGGAGGGAGGTGCGGCGGCGTAGCCGTAGCCCGCCTGGCCAGATGGATCTTGGCCAGGGAGGGGGTTGTAGGGATGAAACGCGCAGACCTTGCGGTTGCCGGTCCAGCAGCGGAGCGCCTTAATCCGGGCCTCGTATTCGTCGGCTGCGGTCACGACCGCCTCAACTGCGTCGGGAAGATTGCGGCCGGTGATGGTGGTTTTGAATTTCATGGCTGGTGGTGGGTGGCGGCGGGATCCCTCCCCCCGGTCCCCATACTGTAACCCATGCGTGACGGCATAGGAGAGTCAGTGCTGGCCGGTTCACGAATTGTCATCAGCCAGCCGCCGCCGCTGGGCCCTTCTCTGTTGCACCCGCTCTGTTATGTCGGGCCTCGCCCTGCTCTGCCGCACTCGCTCCGCCACGTTGTCCCGCCCCTCTGGGGTGAGCCTGAGCCAGCAGCGCTGGCACAGATCGCCATGCACTCCGGTGTGAAGGGTCGGGCAGGCCTGGCAGGGCACGCGCACCACGGGGGGCAGCCGCTCGGCTTGCCGCTCGCGGTAGCGGCGGCTGCGGGCGGCGGCGGTGGGGTCATTCACTGGGCAGCTTCAGGATGTTGGCACCACAGGCTGGGCATGAAATCTTGGCCCGTTGCGTCATCGTCCAGGAATCCCACGCTGACATGGACTCGTCGTAGGTTCCGTCTTCACGCCACCAGTTCTTTTGATCAGGAAAAATTAGCTTGTCAGCGTCAAGCACGACGCCGCAGTTGTCACAGCTTTGTAGGTTCATGGCGGGAGTTGTGGGGTCGTCAGGCATGGCCGCGATCTCGGCTTGTCGCTCGCGGTAGCGGCGGCTGCGGGCGGCGCCGGTGGGGTCGTTAGACATCAGCGCCTTCCCCTGGCGCGGCGTGCGCGCCGCTTGCGGCCGATGGGGCTGCCTCGCTTGGCCCCAATAAGTAGGCGACACAGCGGCTCGAGCCTGGCCGCAGCGCGACGGGCTGCAATGCCAACGGGGCGGAAGGCTGCCACCAGCTGATTGGCGGCGGCTTGCAGGCTTTCTAAGGATTGACGTCTTTCTCTATTCCAGCGCTCTGAACTGGTCTCAAGTCTGCTGCCGTCTTGAAGAGCGGCCAAAAACCTTTTCTGATAAGGCTGTGGGGCGATTGGGCTTGATGCCATGGCTAGGTAGTCGCTGAGGGTTGGTGGCGGTGAATCGGGGTCAGGCATCGCCAATCTCCACCATGGCGGGCCAATCGGGCATGGTCGGGTCGTAGGCATCCTCCAGAGCCGAACGCAGTCGGCGCCGGGTGACGCGGATCACGCCGCCATCGGCGCCCCATTCGTGGGAGTTGCCGCCCATGTGCGTGCGTGCCAAAACGTCGTCAACGGTTGGGACAGTCATTGAAGGCAATGCAGTGGAATGGGTTGCCGGATAGGCTCCGGCGGGCCGTGGGGGGTCAAATGGCAGAGCTGTATTTGCCGGACTCGTAGCGAACAGCGCTGTAGAAGCGCTTGCCGCGAGGGCGTTTCAGGATCAGCGATTGCCGAGTGATGGGCGTTTTGCACCAGCCCGCCATGTCGGGAGTAACGGTGAAATCCTTTTCTTTGATGATCTGGTAGGTGATGCCTTCAATCGTGACGGTGGGAAGTGCGATGGTCATGGCTGCTGGTGGGTGGTGGCGGGATCTCTCCCCCCGATGCACACACTGTAACCCATGCGTGACGGCCTGCTCTGCCCATTGGTGGCCAGTTCACGAATCGTCGCAATCACCCCAGCAGCTGCCGCACCCGCCAGCGGGAGCAATCCAACCGGCGGGCGATCTCGCGCTGACTGACCCCCTCGCGCCTCCAGCGGCGGGCCCGGTCGCGGTCGGTTTCGAGTGCCCAGGCGAGCAGCAGGACAGGGAGCAGCAGCAGGGCCAGGGCCCAGGCGATGGTGGTCATGGTGGGGAATGCTGTGGAAGCCTCCAGGGGGCAGCGCCCGCGCCTGGTGACTCAATCACCTTAGCGCTTAGCGGATTCCTTGCCGCTCAGGCTTCCGATGGCTTAAGATCTAGGGGTCTGCACCCCACCTATGGAGCCAAGTCTCTCCACTGAACTGGCCATAAGAGCCTTCGACGCTGATGCCGCGTTTTCTGCGGCGTTGGCGGAGTTTCAGGCGGGCCCCCGCGAAGAGTCGCTCGCCGCCGATGCCCGCCGCGCCAGCGAGCACGGACTCTCCTGGTATGCCCGGCCATCAGAGGTAGCCGCCTTTCAGGTCGTGCTCTGTCACAAGGGCGGGGCAGAGAGAGAGGCCGATGGCCAATCGATTTCAGCCCTGCTGGCGGGGCTGCTCGGGCACCCGCTGGCGCACGATGTTGCGATCCTGGCTGCTCAGGCTTCTGAGCCGGAGCAAAAGGCGATCACGCTGGGCCCTGAGCACGAGGCGACCCCTGCCGGCGGCGCCACTGCCGCCGCCGGCCGCGTTGCAATGGCCCCCGCCCCCGCCCAGCTCGCCGCCGAATCCCTGGCCGCCGCCACCGGTGGCGTGGTCGTGGCTGAGGTGGCGGCCGGTCCCGATCCCGATGCAACCCAGCCACTCACCGATGAGCAGAAGGCGGTTTGCGTAGGGATGATCAAGGCGTTGTCGGCGGACCAGCGCAATAAGTTCACGATCAGTTTCCGCGACGCTTTCCGCGTGCCCCGGGAGGCCAAGGCCATCGCCCCGCTGATCACCGAGGTTCGGCACATGGAGTTCTGCGACCGCTGGAGTATCGAGGCCTCGGGGGGCGTGGCCCCATGAATCCACTTCACAGCCGCAACCGCCTGACCCGCGCCATCGACCTGCTGCAACTTGAATCTGATGCCCACCAACGAGAGCTACTGCGACTCCGGCACCAGGTTGGCTCCCAGGCCCGTCCCGATCTGGTCGGCCACCTGCTCCACCACTCCCGAGCCATCGACACTCTCGAACGCCATCAGCGAGAGCTCCACGAACTCCTCGATCACCCGCCACGGCTGGGTGGTGCAGCACCGCAACGGGCGGTGGCTGGACCCGCAAGGGATCTGGACCGACCGGCTGGAGTGGGCATGGTGGCTGCTTGACCCCCACGTGGCCGCTGCCCGGGTGCAGCGGCTGGGCATCAACCTGGCCGTTTGCCAGCTGGTGCCAATGACCCTCACCGCCCACCCGGCCACCCCTTGGCAGTGGCACGCCGATGGATGATCAGGCTCCCGAGTCCAAGCCCCGGCGCCGCTCACTGCCGCCCCCCGATGGGCCCACGGTTCTTTATGGCCGGCGGGTTTACGGAAGGGCCCAAAAGCGCGCAGAGGCCACTCTCACCGTCATGGTCACTCTCCGATCTGACAGCGCGGCCGCAGTTCTCAAGCTGGCAAAAAAGCACCGGCTCAGCCGGGCCGGTGCGGCCCACCACCTGATCCGCCTGGCTGCGGGCCTCAAACCTCTTCCCCCTCTGGATTGAATCTCATGGCATCCGAAACTTTCTACAGCCCCAAGGCTCCGGTGCGTTATGCGCGCCTGGTTCATGCTGGATTCTACAAAGACAAATGGAGCTACAGTGTCGAGTTAATTTTGACCGACGCCGACCCAGCCCATAAAGCCTTTCTGGACAAACTTGAATCAGAGTTTGTAGCTCTTTACGGCACCAAGCGCCAATCTGCCGAGAACGGTAAGCCTTGGCTCAGCCTTGGCAATGGTACAACTCGCGTCAAATTCAAAACCAACCGATTCGAGAATAGCGACGGCACTTTGAGCAAAGGGCCTCGACTGGTTGACGCAAAAAAGCAACCCTGGAACGGGCAAGAAATTGGCAACGGTTCCGAGATGATTATTGGATTCACTGTTGGAGGCTGGAAAGAAGATGTTGGGATCTCTCTTCATCCCAAAGCGTGCCAGGTTGTCTCCTTTGTGCCCCGCGAAGACACTAGCGGCGATGAGGTTGCCGAAGGTTTCGAGGAGCAGGAGGGCTACAGCGTGGCCGCCGCCGACGGCTACCACGACGAGTTCGGCGACGAGCCCCCCTTCTGATGGACAGGCCTACCGCCGGCCTTGCAGTCCTGGCGATCCTGCTGGCCCTGGTCGCCATGGCCGTGGGGTTGATGCACCCACCCCTCTGGGGGCTCGCCATCGTGCTCGGCGTGGTGGCAGTGCTGGGCTCCCCCTCGCCGCCCTGATCCATGGCCTCTACCGGCGATGACACGATCGCTTATTGGCTGGGGCAGGCCGGCCGGGTTCCGCTTCTCTCCGCCGCCGAGGCCATCCACCTCGGCGCTCTGGTGAGGAGGTGGCAGGACTGGGAGCCCAGCCCTGACGAGGCCCCTGCAGCAGTCCGCCGCCGGGGCCTCCGGGCCCGCGACCGGATGGTGTCAGCCAATCTGCGGCTGGTCGTCTCGGTCGCCAAGGAATGCTCCTACCACGACGCGCCCTTAATCGATCGGTTCCAGAGCGGCTCGCTCGGGCTGGCGCGAGCGGTTGAGAAGTTTGATCCCAGCAGGGGTTACACCTTCGCCACCTACGCCTATTGGTGGATCCGCCAGGCGATTGACAAAGGGGAGCTGGACGAAAAAACGATTCGGCTCCCAGGCCCGGCTCACGCCGCCCTCCGTGGCCGCAGGAACGGGGCCTGTCCCGCTCACCTGCTGGAGGCCGCCCTGTCCGTGGCCAGCTTGCTGTCGCTGGATTCTCCGGTCCCCGGGAACGACCGCGACCTAGGCGAGACGCTCGCCGCGCCGACGCCGGGGCCAGGGTTTGACGCCGAGGAGCTGGACGCCCGGCTGATGTGCCTGGACCCGATCGAGCTCCGGCTGATCGGCGGCCGTTGGGGGCTGAAGGGGCAGCGTCGCACCCTCTCTCAGCTCGCCGCTCAGGAGGCCGTTTCTCAAGGCGAGGTGCGGAAGCTGCTGGCCATCGCCATGGCCAAGATGCGGGGGGAGCCGGTGCCGGTGGCGGTGGCGAGGCGGAAGCCCAGGCCGAGGCCGTTGGGTCCGCCGCCGCATCTGTAGGAGCCATGCCGGGCGGTAGAGGGCTGCCAGCTCAGCCTCGGACTTTCGACTCTGAACCCATGAGTCTCCGCATGATCGACACCTTCAGCGGTATCGGCGGCTTCAGCCTCGCCGCTCGCTGGCTGGGCGGGATTGAAACCGTGCAGTTTGTGGAGCGTGAGCCGTTCTGCCAGCGCATCCTCGCCAAACACTGGCCCACTGTTCCTATTCACGATGACATCTGCACCTTCCAACCCCCCCCCAATTCAGCCGACATTGTTTGCGGTGGATTCCCTTGCCAGGACATCAGCCAAGCCGGGAAGGGCGCCGGCCTGGCTGGCAGCCGATCGGGCCTTTTCTACGAACTGCTCAGAGTCGTTTGCCTTGTGGGACCGCGCTACGTCGTCTTGGAGAACGTCGCAGCGATCACTTACCGAGGGATGGACGACGTTCTCGGAGCGCTGGCCGAGGCAGGGTATGACGCTGAATGGGCGTGCATACCGGCAGCGGCTGTGGGTGCCTGCCATCAGCGGGACCGCTGGTGGTGCGTTGCCTACGCCCAGGGCCGCGCAAGGGATGCTTCACCGCCTCCGGAGTCCAGAGGCGATCGGGGACCATCAAAGCAGGCTGGAGGATTTCATTGCGATGTTGCCCACACCAAGAACATGCTCAGCCACGGCGGCTTCGGTCAACAGCAGGGGCAACATCGAGGGCGATCGGTTTCCGAATCTGGAGACAGTGATTGGGCGAATGCTTCCGACCCCATCAGCCTGCCTGGCAAACGACGGAGAACGCACGGAGACGTGGCTGGCCAGGCGGGAGCGGGTCAAAGCCATAAGGATGAACGGCAACGGGATGGGAATGCCGCTGGCGATTGCTGCGCAACTCCTGACTCCATGCGCCAGCGACTGGAAAGGCCGGACGAACTGGGAGGCAGCAGGGCGCCATGGCCCGCAGCGATTGCCCGATTGTCTCCCGACTGGCGCAGCTACCTATCTGAACCCGTCCTTTGTCGAGGAGATGATGGGCTATCCGGTCGGGTGGACCGCCTGAAGGCGCTGGGCAATGCCGTGGTGCCTCAGGTGGCGATGGTGCCGCTGGCGCGGGTGCTGGAGCTGGAGTCATGCCTCAGCTTCCCAACCCCCGCAGCCACCCCATAACCCCACGGCCCGGCCGCTCCAGCGCCGCCACCTGTGCCTCCAGCTCTCGCAGCCGCTCGAGCAGCTGCTTCAGTGCCTGAGCCCCGTTCACCTGGGCCGCCAGACTGAGGGTGAGCTGCCGCTCCAGCTCTTCACGCGAGAGCCGCGGCACCGCCCGCCGGGCCGCCTCAAAGTGCCAAGCCGCCGATGGGCTGACATCGGGATCGAGCCACACAGATTCGCCCTCAACCATGACCACCGCAGCAGCTCAGCCTCCTCAGTCTGATGAGCCCGTCGAGGCCTACGTGCTGCTGCACCGTGACACCGGCATGGTCTTGTACTCGACCCATGCCACCGCCACCGCAGTCCACCGGGCAAACCAGCGCCTCGGGGAGTGCGGTGTGCGGCATCGATACGTGGCCGCCAGGCTGCTGCCGCATGGGGGGGGGTGGAGGCGTGACGCTGGCCCTGCACCTTGGCGACTGCCTCGACGTGTTGCGCACCCTGCCCGATTGCAGCGTGGATGCGGTGGTGACCGATCCGCCGTACTACCGCGTCAAGGGAGAGGATTGGGATCGCCAATGGGACAACCCAGAGGCTTTCTTGATTTGGCTAGATCAGGTCGCCGAGCAATGGCAACGGGTTCTCAGGCCTAACGGGTCGCTCTATTGCTTTGCCTCCCCGCAAATGGCGGCACGGGTTGAGGTGATGCTGGGGCGGCGGTTCCAGGTGCTGAACTCGCTGGTGTGGTCCAAGCCTTTTGCTATGCACAATCGTGCGTGCAAGGAAAGCCTGCGGTCCTATTTTCCCGCCACCGAGCGCATCGTCTTTGCCGAGCAGTTCGGGGCGGATGGCGCGGCTATGGACGGAAGCGGCTACAGCGGCGCCTGCGATAGATTGCGGGGGTTCGTGTTTGAGCGGCTTCGGCTTTACCTTGACAGCGAGCGCGAAGCGGCTGGCTTCACCGTTCGGCAGGTGGCTGAAGCCTTCCAGGCCAAGTCCGGCAGTCGCACAGTTACCGGGATGGCGGGGCACTGGTTCAGCCGTGTTCAGTGGACTTTGCCCACGGCCGAGAATTACGCCTGGCTGCAGGACTTATTCAGCTACGAGTACCTCCGGCGCGAGTACGAGGACCTCCGGCGCGAGTACGAGGACCTCCGGCGCCCGTTCAGCGTCACCCGTTTTGATCCGTTCACCGATGTTTGGACCTTCCGCACTGTTCAGGCACGGCCAGGGAAGCACCCATGCGAGAAGCCTCAGGCACTGCTCCGGCACATCATCGGCAGCAGCACCAGGCCCGGCGCCTTAGTGCTCGACTCTTTTGCCGGCAGCGGAGCAACGGGCCAGGCCTGTCTTGCCTTGGGCCGGGAGTTCATCGGCATTGAGCGCTGCCCCCACTGGCACCGCGTCGCGTCCCAGTCGCTGAAAGCGATTCAGCCCGACCTGTTCAGCTCAGGCTGCGCAGCATGATCACCGCCAGGCTGCTTCCGCATGGGGTGGCGGAGGCAAATCAGCCGCCTTCCTGCCAGACCGACACATAGATGGTCCCCATCTGGGCCAAGGGGAGCACGCGATCCCTGAGGTCCTTGTTGTGCATCCGAATGCACCCGAGCGTGGGATGGAGCGGCTGCAGTGGCAGCCACGCGCCAGGCCATCCGCAGGCGGTGCCGCCCCCGTGGATCATGATGCCGTCCCGCCCGTCCCGGCTGCCTGGCCCTTCCTGCCCTTCCATGCCCTCCAGGTCGAACGAAAACCACCCATAGGAACGCCGATCGATTGAGAAGGTAGTGGTCGGATCAGCCTCGTAATCCCGATAGATGGCGCCGACGCGATAAAGCCCCGGCGGGGTGTCGCTGCTGCGCGATCTCCAGTCCGTCTCGGTGGACTGCCCCCGCGCCAGGGCCGCCACCTTCCAGAGCTGCTGCCCCTTGTGATCAAAAGCGGCGATCGTTTCGGCCCGGTCGTCCATCACCAGGTGGTGATCACCGGGCTTCAGGTGGGGCCGCCTCTTCGGCCCCACCAGCCCGACCCGCTGCGGCTCGGGTGCTGGCGGCTTCGGTGCCGCCGCCGGGCTGCCCGCGGCCCTCCAGTCCGCCGTAAAAGCGCGGCGCTGCTCAGGCGTCAGAGCCTGATCCAGGGCCGAGAACGCAGCCAGCTGATGGGGCTCCAGCTTGCCAGCCTTGACGGCGTGCTCGACGGCGGCGCGGACTGATGCGGTGGTGAGGTTGGTCATGGGGTCATCCAACAGAGAGCAGGGACACGGCCACGTCGTAGAGACCCCCGTCCAATGGGGTTTCCTCCGGAGGGCCGGAATAGCGCCAGACAAACCCGATCGGCACCACGTCGTAGCGGTTGCTGTGCATGCGCCAGAGATGAACCGGGATTGTGAACGACCGGGTGAGACCGTGGGCGTCGAAGTGGCCGGTGATCTGCCGGGCCTTGGTCAGCGACAGGGCCGGGAAGCCCAGGACCATGGGCACGTCCACCGCAACGGTGCCATGCAGGAACCGCGTCTCGTCCCCGTTGTTGAAGCTGGCCGTGCTGATTGGATGCGCCCCCAGGTCGTAGGAGCGCTTCAGCGGCTCGATGGAGGGGAAGATCGTCATCAGACCGGCGCGGGGAGGGGGAGCGTCCAGGTGCTGGCGTTCCAGGTCATGGTGGTGGAGCTGCTCACCAGATCAGTGCCATTGTCGATGCAGCACACCAGCTCATCGGCGCTGCTGGCGCCGCCGCGGGCCCGGTAGACGATCATTTTACGTGCCGTCAGGGAGCTGTTTAGCCAGCTCACCGCCGGGATTGTGAGCGTGAGAACGTGCGTGGTGGTGTTGAGGCTGGCCGTGAGAGTGAGCGCCACGCCCCCGGCGGTGTAGCCGGTTCCGCTGACCTCGTTGGTGATGCTGCTGCGCTTGCTATGGGCGCCCCGATCCTCGGCATAGGAGCCGGTCACCAGCATGGCCTTGTAGCTGTGCGAGGTGTTGGCAGCCCCGCTGGCCATGTCAGCCAGGAAGGAATCGTAAATGATGCTGGCCATTCAGCCTCGGGAGTCTGAGAGCATGTTAGGTATCAGGGAATGCCCCAGTTGGCGGGGTAAATGTCGAGGTATACAAGGCGGTTCCTTTCGTAACTCTAAACTCATCGACCCTAGCATTGATCGCAAAGCCGCTGCTATAGTAATATCCTATTATTAGCTGGTTGCCTGTGAGGTCGATTGAGGTGCTTATGGTTGCGCCTATTTGCGTTCCA